GAAGCTAATTTCAAGCCACAGTCTGCTGCTAGGATATGGTTAATGTTTCTAATTAAGTCGTTTGACTCTTTCCACATTAACTTACAGAACTCGTTGTCACCGCTAACGCCAACAACATCTGCTTCAGACACTAACATGTCCATTCCTGCTATCTCGGTAGGGCAGATAAAAGTAAAGTCTTTTGGATAAAAATACATAACAGTCCAAGTACTGGGTGCTAATACATCTAAATCTAAAAAGCTATTGCTTTCATCCACTCCAATCATGTGAAAGTCAGGAAATATGTTTCCTACTCCAATCATGATACGTCAAACTCTGAGTCTACTGTTTCAGCCCCGCCATCTTGGTTGTTAATTCTTCTTAGTAACTCCAACTGTGCATCAGCTGTAGGTCTAGGAAGTACGTCATCCATAGATTTTAGGTCTTTAATCATTAGTTGCTCTTCTTCTGAGAGTTCTCTATTTTTACATTTTAAGACAGCTAACTGATACTCAACGTTGAATACCTGAGGTCCAGTTTTCTTTCTTTTAAAATGAATGTCATAACCAGTTGTTGGGCATGTTGGATCACCTAAGTCTTCCATAGCTACAATAATTTGGTCAAACAATTTTCTTTTAAGATTCAACACTTTAACTGAATTGTCTGAGTAGTCGATACATTGGACCGCATAAGACCATCCACACTTTAAGTCTGGGTAAAAGTCTCTTACGTGGTCGTGTTCGATGTTATTAAAGGTTTCAGAGTTTCTGTCAAATGACAAACATTCCATAGGGATGTTTTTGTTGTTCTCTCCTTTAATCCAGTAGACATATCTAGGGAGTAAGTCACCCACTAGTCTTACCTTGTGGTCTTCCTTATCCGCGTAGTTATAAGTTGATATTTTATCTTTTTGGGCTGAGCCCTTGGTTACATTAAAGCCTATTGCCATAATAATTCTCCTATTGTGTCTCCTCGAACATAAAATGAATCCTGCCGTTTTTTATGTCAAGCAGTCTGTTTTTAGTAATAATATCTTCTGATATTGGTAACATCAGAAGGTCAAGTGTGGAGTCTTTGGTTTGCTGATACTCAAAGTAATTGCGGAACGATGCGACTCCTGCATATTCCACTACTTCTTTGTCTGAGTAGCTGCGACCGGCGTTCATCAATTTCTCAGGATTCAAGAGAAACGACTGACCGCCATAGTAGTGTTCATAAAATTTAAACACTCGGTCGTTGTAATTTTTGGGTGTAAGTTTGAAAGTAATAATTCGTAGGATTGTTATGGTGTCCATTACATTTCCTTTGCTTACTTTTAATATCTCATTCCAATTAAATAATAACATATTATATCAAATTTCCAAGATTGTGTCAAGAACTATTTTTCCGAGTTCTGACGAGTTGTGTTCATTGCGATTTTCTCAGCATCAGCAGGTGCCAGTGTAGCGTGAACGTCATTCACTGCCATATCTACCAACTTTCCTTGGTAAACATAACTGCCACTATGCATGAGCTCAACCATAGGTAGTGTCCATATATCTATACCTAACTTTCGTACATTCTCACAAAACATATAGTCTTCACTTAGATATCTGTTCTGGTCATTAATTATGCAGTCAAAGTAAGCATGTATTTTTTCTCCTATACTAAACTCTCCTTCTCGTATGTGGTCTGGAGTATACTCTAGTTCAGGATGTGCTACTGCGTATTCTTCAAATACACTTCTATGTATCATCATAAATCCAGTACCTGCCTCTCTTACTTTTACAGGTTCATATATAGGAGCTCTACCATCTGGGTATGCTCCATGGTCTGGATTAAAAACCATGTCTCCTGCTACCTTTTCTAGTCCCATAGGATTTTCATCAAAGTTTCCAGACTTGGCGGCATGTAATACTTTTTCCCACGCAATAGTCTTTTTAGGATACAGTGCTGTCATAATTTTATACTTGTTTATATTCTCTGAGACTAAGTGAGTCATATACATTAAGTCCATAGCTTTCCAAGATACATCACTATCTATAAATAGCATGTGAGTTGCCTCTGACTTTAAAAAGTTGTGTACACAATAGTTTCTTGCTCTAGTTACTAGGGACTCATTAAATAAATAATAAATTTGCATTTCAATTCCATGATGCATATATGTACTTGTTGTGTCCATTAATGACTTAGTATATAGTCCATAGCATTGACCACCATACATTGGAGTAGCCAAGAAAATTTTCATCTTTCTCATCTCTTCCAAATTCAGTTGGATTTCTTTTGTTTCTTGATTCATAATACGGCTACCTCATAGCCTTATCTAATATAGTACCCCATTCTAGCATTTGCTTGACGGGATGCAGTTTTGCCTTTTAAATTTATGTCTACGATAACTGGTTGTCTTTTGCCATCTAGTTTTCGTACTACTCTACCTATAAGCTGTGTTAATAAAGGTTCATTATTAACTGGTGTACCTAGTACTAAACAGCTTAATTCATTCAATGATATGCCTTCTGAGAAAATAGATTGTGTGCCGAACAGAATGTTCTTAGTTGTTCTCACTTCTTCCATAGCCTGTTCTCTTTCTTCAAAGTTCATATCGCCTGTGATTGATACTGCTTTATCTCCTACTAAATTAGCACATCTTTTTAGAAAATGTACTCTATCAGAGACAACCAGTACTTTATGTCCTTCTGCAGCATACTTTGCCGCTATCATACTCACACTATGGACATATTCTTCGTTGTGAGTAAGGTCGTTGATTCGTTCCGCCCAAGGCGTAAACGAGCCATCTATAAATCTTATATCTGTCTTATAAATATCTATTTTAGGTATCAAATAATTTTCTTTTGGTGGTTTAAATACATTATTTCCAAAGTAATCTCTAAACACTACATGTCTTCCATCCTTTCGTTCTAGTGTTCCTGTTAGTCCCACCTTAAATCTAGCAGGCATTTCGTCTACTATACGCGTAAAGGTTGGACTTGATACATGATGCATTTCATCTAATATAACTGTTCCAAATATGTGTTTTATGTCGTCTACTCGTCTGTATAATGACTGTATATTCCCAATTACTATAGGAGGCTCTACATTAAACTTTCCACCACCAATTACTCCTGCGTCAATTCCAAATACTTTCTTTACTTCTTTTTCCCACTGCGCTCTTAATGTAGTTGTATGAGTAACAACAAGTGTTTTCTGCCCAAGCTTTTCTGCTATGGCAAGACCTGTAAATGTCTTACCCCAACTTACCCAAGCGTTAATTATAGCGCAGTCATCTACTTCGTCATAAACCGCTTTTTGGCTTGGTCGTAAGTCAAACTTAAACTTAGGAAAGTCAGCCGGCACACTAACACGCTTATCGAAAACTTCGTAATCATCTGGTATTAAATCTAGTCTTCCGACAGGAATAGAGATTAACCCCTTCCTTATGTATCTAATTGTTTTAAGCACCATAGGTGGATCTTGTGGCATACGAGGAGGTAAAGTATAAGTTAACTCCTTTTCTATTTTATTGAACACATCAGGTGTACCCATTATTTGTATTCTATTTTTTATAACTGCTTTCATATATCTTGTTTCTTAACGTAGTACTAGAGAAAGAATGTTGTCTACTCGTATAGTAAATCTCTTCTGCCAAATCGTCCCCTGTAAAACCTTTGTTTTTATAATCTTCTCCTA